GTATCGATAGTGCAAAATTAGCTATAAACTCACCAACATCTGGAGATACACCAAAATTAACTCGTGCATATGCGGTCAACTATAACATTCTCAGGATTAAGAATGGTATGGGTGGTGTCGCATTCGGCAACTAATTAATTAATTCGTACCAGTCGAACCAAAACCTCTATTAGCACGCAACGTTTTCTTTAATTCGTCAACCTCTTTTATAACAGGTGTCATACACCTTTCCAAAATCAATTGCGCAATTCTATCACCCTTTTTAACTTCGTAAGGAATAGTTCCGAGATTAAATAGGTTAACACGCAATTCACCCGTATAATCGGGATCAATAACACCAGCACCCACATGGATACCATATTTCACGGATAAACCAGAACGAGGGGCAATTCGACCATAACACCCTTCAGGAATCGTCGCACATATACCCGTACTCACGATATTTCGTGAACCTGACTCAATAGTTAAATCTTGAAGACTATATAAATCGTAACCAACGGATCCATGAGATTGTCTCGTAGGTAAAACCGCGTCTATACTAAGGCGTTTAATTAAAAGTTTATCTTCTGTACTCGTCATTTTATATAACTAGTCCATTATTCTTTAATCCATTTAAAAAAATAAATTAAAATTAAATAAATGAGTTTGAAAATTATTATGGGAAACATGTTTTCGGGTAAAACAACCGAACTAGTTCGACGTTTGAAAAGATACAAAATTATAGGAAAAAATATTCTCGTATTAAATTCAACACTCGATACAAGGTCGCCAGAAGAAGTTTTACGAACACACGATAACATGAAATTTGAATGTATAAAAACAGAGAATTTGGATAACATAGATTATAAAAACGTTGATGTTATTGCCATAGACGAAGCTCAATTCTTCCCAGGTCTTAAATCGTTCGTTAAAAGTGCTATATTTAATAACAAAACCGTTTTATTAGCGGGTCTCGACGGTGATTATAAACAGGAAAAGATAGGTGAAATAATAGATTGTATACCTCTTGCCGATAAAGTTTTCAAAATATCAGCCATGTGTATGGAATGTATGGATGGAACACACGGACCATTCACTAAACGTATTGTTGATAACGATGAAATAAACTTAATTGGAGGTAAAGACATATACAAAGCTGTGTGTAGAAAACATTTATAAAATATATACACTGATACTATGAAATTACAAGATCTAAACAAGTTCACAAATGTCATTCAGGAAGAGGTAAACAATTTACCCGATAATTTCATATCCAAAATTCCAAGAAAAGAAGGTGAATGGGATGGTTCAGAACATATGCGGGAAATTGTTGATTTATATACAAAAGGAAATTACGGGTGGTTAAAAGGAGGACAAGACCATGTACAAGATTCATGGGTAAGTTGGCCAATTATTTGGAACTGGAATCAAGTACCCGGAAATTGTAAACAGTGTCCCAAAACAGCAAAATTACTTTCAAAAATAAAAGGAATAAAAATAGCCGGGTTTTCACTCATGAAAGGTGGTGTAAAATTAAAAGAACACACAGATGGTGTTGGAAATGATTATTTGTACACATACCATCTAGGTTTAAAATGTCCAGAAAAATGTTTACTCCACCACGCGGTAATAGGTACACACGTAGAAGAAAACGGTAAGGCTTTACTCTTAGATGCACGCGAACCACACTGGGCCGAAAACCAATCTGAACACGATAGGGTAATTTTATACATGGAAATATATTCTCACGATATATAAATGTCAAACGAACTTAAAGATCCAAAACTAACAGATACACAAATAGCTTTATTTGCCTTACCAACACTTATCGTAATCACAATAGCCCTACTCATACTACTGAACAAAAAAATAAGACGTAGTCCAGGAGCTTACATATCACTCACACTCGCCATAATACATCTTTATCATCACTACACACTCGCAAGATTACAAAACAAACAGTAGATACATAAAGTAATAAATCATATAGTATATAAAAACATGTTTATGATCCAAGAACCTTACGGATTATCAGAATTTCAGTGTTGGTTAATATCACTCACTTTAGGAATTGTTTTATACAGGCGCTACAAACGTGGCGAAAATTACATACAATAATTTAAAAACGTATTTTTCTACCAAAGTTTTCCTTTTGTATAAAAATGTACGTACATGTTAAGAATGAGTTCAATACAAGAACAAGATTCACCACCTGCATCTCGTATAAAGGCACGTGCAGTTTACCCTACAATTTACGTTTCTAATAATAACAATAATAATCAAAAATCAGTTGCAAGACAGGGGACGAGTAAAAGACCTCTTAACAATAATAATCAAAAATCAGTTGAAAGACGGGTAAGAACAAAAAATGCAACTAATAAGAATTACCCAAATAAACCAAATACACAAAATAATAAAAAATACAGAAATTATTTAAGTATTGGTAAAGCTGGTCCGATTTCAAACAAAATTCGTAAACCAGTAAATGGAAAAAGAGGAGTAGTAGCTCAAAGAACAGAAATTCCACCGAGTTTTAGTAAAAAAGTTCCTAACCTTAAACCACCAAAACAGACAACAACTAAAAAACCGACAACAACTAAAAAACCGACAACAGTTACTCAACCTTCTACAAAATCTAAAAACTTATCGGAAGTATTATTATCTAGAATTAATAATTTTACTAATCAAAAAAACAAAAACGTTGTGAGAGGACTCAGTTATTTATACGAGAGTAATAAAGGAATAGTACCAAACACACATACACAAAACGTTTTTAAAAATGCAAAAACCGTAAATAACCAATTTACGCTTTTGAAAAAACAAGTTAATCATATAAGTTCAGATGACAAACATATAAAGTTTTCTAAAACCAAAATTGATTTAACATCTTCAAATAAAGATTTTAATCTAAATTTTCTATTTTTAGTTTATTTAGATATGGTACACGATGGAACGTATACAGGTAATTCTTTCAAAACATTTTTAAACAGTGATATTGCAAAAATATTAATTGGTAATCAAATACCAAAATTTAAAATTACTACCATGATGAACAATATTATGGAAATAACATCTTCTTCTATTAAAAAAAATAAAACTAATACTAATATTAGTGCTAAAAAAGGATTTGAAACAGCTATAAAAACAAATCTTGACAGAGTATTCGGTGTTAACGAATGGTCAAAACAAACAATAAAAGCCAGCAATTTAGATATTACCAAGAGTTTATATATCACGTTAGATGCAGAAAGATCTGCCACTCTAGGTGCAGCTTCAGGTGTTGGAAGTTCTATCTCATCAATAATATCTAACTCAAAGAAAAATAAAAAGAGACTATTAAAACCATTATTTACAGTAGGTAGTTTAACAGACCCCGGTAGTGGTTATTTACAAAGAGGATTGAAATATTTTGCACCAACGATCGTATCTAAGGATCCATCTTCATCAGCTAAATGGTGTCTCCAATTAATGACTTTTAATATTAATAATAAAATGAATGTAAAAATGGGATTCGACGATCGAACAAATACTTATACATGCGATATAAATGGACGTGACATACCAGTTGGTACTAGAAAAAATAACGCAAACACTGCAGAAACAGTCATTTCAAAATTTATGGGTGATTTTACACAAGTATTGTATAACGTATCTCTAATTGAACATTATAAAAACTCGAGACAAGATATAAAAGATAAATTATGTTTAGGTACACACGACGGTTCGTTATCATTATTGTACGCGTTTATGGTACATAATATTGTAGGTAAAATGCCTAAAATGATTTTAGATATGAGCAGAAATAACGATATTATTATATACAATTTACACGGGTTTTCAAAAGTCCCATCTACACCTAGTAGAGCTACAAACAATACCGAATACCACGGAAGAACACCCGGTCTTTCAACTGTTCAAGGAAGAAAAACACTTTCAAGAACGGCCGGCCTTAGCACTCCTAAAGGAGGAAGAACAGTTGCTGGAGGTAGATTAAATAAAACAAGAAGGGGACTTTTTTAAAAATAATTTATAACTATATAATAAATGATACGAGTTCATTTAAAAAAGAGTCCAAGGATCGACAAAAAGTTCCGCGTAACGTTCGAAAACGGACGTTACGTTGACTTTGGTGCGAAAGGGTACTCAGACTATACGATACATAAGGATCCTGTGCGAATGCGTTCTTACGTAACGCGACACGGTGGATTCGTTCCACACATGGTTCAAAAACAAACTGATCCTAAACTTGTTCACGCAAACATGCTCGATGTTATAAGAAGCGATAAAGAAAACTGGGGTAAAACAGGTTTTTATACCGCGGGGTTTTGGTCGAGATGGCTTCTTTGGAGTCAACCCGATTTGGTAAGTGCTAAAAAGACAATGACTAAGAAATTTGGTTTAGTTTTTTTCTAAGACCGCGTTTTTCAAGATTGGCTTTCAAAGCAGTCATTAAATTCGCGCGAATGTTTCGTTTCATGGGACGTGGTGGAACTGGTGGTGCTGGTGGTATTGGAGGTGGAGCTGGCACACGTCTAATAGGAAGTGGTGTAGATGGTTTTCTAACAGGGGTTTTAGGTTTAGGAACGCGAACAGGTGCATCCATGGTTTTAAACAGGGATCTACACGCCC